CGAGGTTCATGTGGCGTGGACGGATACCGTAGGCATCCTTGTACATATCCCAGTACTGGCACTGCATCTGCTCCAGTACGGTCATCTCTTCCCAAGTCTTGAATGCTTCCATCTTGTGCTCCTAGTGTGTTGCTGTCTATGTGTGTATTATACGGCTTTTTGAACAACCTGTCAACCTGTAGGGTTATTCCAGTTCGTACTGGTCGTCGTACCAGGTGTCGTTGGTCTGGCGTGCTTCATACTCAGCATCACGTTGGTCCAGGATGCGATTGATCTCGCCTGTTCCCGACTCTACAAGGATATGCTCCCGCACCTCACCAAACACCTTGAAGGGCTTGTCTACCTTCACAGTGTGTTGCACTTGGCCACCGTATTTGACACGGCTTTCCAGCACTAGGCCGCTGTAGACGAACAGTCCCATGTAGATGCCATTGATTCGTTTGCCTTCCAAGTTCCATTGCATCTTGTGCTCCTTAGTGTCTATGTGTGTATTATAACGCCAGATCAGCGTATTGTCAACCGCTTGAGCAAGTCAGTGATCTCAGGCTTGTTCATCATGTCGTCAAATGCCTGCTTGGGATCGTACCATTCGCCGGTCTTGCGATCCATAATCATCTGAGCTTGCTGAGTCATCTCTGCGGCTGTGATTGGCTTTGCAGTATACTCTTTGCCGCCTTCGATGTGTGTGCTCTTGTCCATCATCTGCTCCTTAGTGTCTATGTGTGTATTATAGCAAGGTTCTTGAGTCTTGTCAACCTGTTTCTGGCAAAGATTTAACCGCTGTTCTAGCCGTGATCTTGTTGGGGATAGGGTCTAGCATTGCTCTAGATCCGATCGTTCACTGTAGACGGTTTAAAGCGCCGCTAGATCAAGATGAACCCCACGTGCTTCACAGCAGGCGGGGTTCTGGGGGTTTGCCCGGCACACTACCTCCGGGACTTGTGTCCAGTACGCGACTGCTGGACGGTTGGAGCGTTCTTTTTAACCAAAGATTGCAGCACGGCTACCAGTCACATCACGTGAGCTGATTGTGTAGGCTGTGCGGCCTTCGGTGTTGACAGTACGGTTCACCTTCAAACCGGCACTGCGCAATTCTGTCATTCGAGCACGAATGTTCTTGATACCGTAAGTGGCTTTGGCCTGGCGTGCGCTGATTGCACGGCCTGTTCCACGTAGGTGCTGTTCCAAGAACTCATTCTGTGTTGTCTTCAATTTTACGAAACTCATGTTGTTTTCCTTATGTTATACTGCAAGCAGTTAATAACTAGTTTACAGTTCTAACATCAGGAAGTCAACCTTTAATTTGCCCAAACTCTTTATTGGTGTAATAGTCAATCAGTCTACGTTGGATCATGGTCAGGAGGTCACCACTGGCATCATCTGAAATAAACCTTACAGGGCAATGTCCCCAGGTACGATCACGTTGAAAGTCAGCAAACCATTGTCTATGGTCCTGATTGGCAGCGTCAAACACTGTCCATTGACGACCAATGAAGTTTAATCGGCTCATTCTGCTGGTCTAGTTGGTGCAGGTACACTTTCCAAGGCTTCTAGGATAGCCTGGGCGTTTTCTTCCGGCACGTTGACTTCACTCACTGTGATACCGTGTGTAGCCAATTGTTCTTTGATCTGTTCTACTATGGTTGCCATTGTTGTTTCCTTTTTTTATATAGTTTTAGAGGACTTATTGGCACTGCCTCTGAATACCCCGCTGGATTAGAACGGTGCGTCGTCCAGTGCAGCCAGTTCGGCTTCAATCTGAGCCTTGCTCTTTGTGCTTACCGGAGCCTTCTTGGCCTTGATGGTATCAAGAGTGATAGCAGCCTTGGTCTTGGCAGGAGGAGCCTTCTTGGGCTTCTTGGCTTCTTTCTTGGGAGCGTCACGATTGCCTGCTTTGGGCTGTGCGGTGCGCTTTTCAACTTCTGCTTCCAATGCGGCACGCACTTCTTTGTTGCCATTGTCGAAATCAATCTTCAACAGGAACGCTACAGCGTCTGCTTTGGTCATTGCTTCTTTCAACTCAATCATGTCAATGTCGGAACTGCCGGTTTTGGCAAGGACCTTGACACGCATCAGGTCGTTAGCGAAACGAGCCTTCATAACACCATCTTTACGGCTTACACCTGCAAACTTAAACATCTTATCCATTTTCATTTCCTTCTGTGTGTTGTGTATGACTTGCACTATTGCTCATCATGTGTTAATTATACAAGCCTTTTGGATACCTGTCAACCAGAATAAGGACTGTAGATCTCGTCGTCATGTTGTGAATCTGCAACACTCCAACCCTGGAGAACTCTCAATACTTCTTCGTAAGGCACGCTCAGTTGGACTGCAATGCTTTTGGCACTGAAGCCCTCAATGTACAATTGTTCAATGTCGTACATGAAATCTTTAATCTTGCTCATCGTAAGCCTCCTCGCCCAATTGTTCTACTGTTTCAACGACCACACCCAAGTCCAGGATGCGGGCTGTTTGATCTTCGTTGCTGACGCCTTGAAAGGCTGTACGGAATGACTGGAACTCGCTAAGGAAGTCCAGGACGTGCTCACGTTCCCAATCATCGGGAACCTCAAGCTCTTGCATCAGCTCTGTGCGTACTACTACCTTTTTCATACAGTTTCCTTCAAAAGTAGAGTTTCCAATTCTGTGTAATCGCCACCGTCTGTGGCCACATACCAAACAGCCTGGTCGTCAACTTGACGCAGAATGTATTCGTATTCTTCGTACTGGTGGTTTTCTCGGTAGTCAGCAAAGTCCTTGAACTTCTCAACAGACAAGCTCTCGCCGCGATCCCGTGTGTAGAATGTAGTGTAGCCTGCTTCATGTGCGGCATCGTATGCTGCTTGAACTACTGCCTTCTTCACCGGGTCAGTCTCATTGTAAGCAGGGCTGAAGGGATGCTTCCGGCCAATGCTCTTGCCCAGCGAACTGATGCCGCCCATGTTGATCAAATCGCGCAGTAGGAACGGATCCGAATAATGTTCAAACAGGATCTTGCCATTGTGATCCAAGTAGCCATCCCAATGGCAGTAAACCTGCTCTACTGTGCCGTCTGCGTACTCAAGTGCGATAGTGCTGCGTGTTCCCATTTCTTGCTCCTAGTGTGTGTAAGTGTTAATTATAACAGGGTTTTATCAGTCTGTCAACCTCTTTGTTTAGTAAGTGCTCTTATCTGCTTGCCTTCACTCCTATACATCTGCCTGAGCATTCATAGATCTCGACCGACTTCAGTCTAGAGGCACTTACTAAACAAATTTGTTGCTGTCTATGTTTGTATTATAACGCACATAGACAGCCTTGTCAACCGGTATCCTTACCGCTTGCCGGGTTTCTGTTTGGCTTCTTGAGCAGCGATCCGGCCCGAGTAGGCCTTGCCGGCACTGTGGTTCAGGCCAGTAGCAGTGAAAGTGATCACACCGCCGGTGCTGGATGGGATTGGTTTAGGTAGGGTCATATCGTGTCCTTAGTGTGTATCAATTAACAAATGCGTGTTCGACGTTTTCTAGTTTGTTTGCGGGCCGCAAAACTGTCATTAACACCCGGCAACTCTAAGTTCACACCTTAGAGTGCAACAAAAAGATTCGCAGTCTTCTTGTTCATGTGTGTATTATAGCAGGGATCTTAGATGTCGTCAACCAAAGACCCTGCAGACATCTGGGTTATTCAGCTTGTTCGTCCTCGTCGTCTTGGTTCTCTTCTTCCCACTGGGCCATGTTCTCACTGATGCCAAAGTAGTCATCCAACTCTGCACCAATCAAGTCACGTACCGTGGACGAAGTGTAACCGCCGTACTCATAGCAGTCATCGTCACCGTCCGCATACTTGCCCACAAAGGCCATGCCAGGCTCGTAGTAGAATGCTACTACCTCAAAGCCCATGGCCTCCAAACGACCATAGGCTGCAACGGGTGGTGCCCATGCTGTATCGAAACTCAGCTGCACGGTGTTGGCATCTACTCGCTCAATGCTGTCTACACTGAAATCCCATTTGGTGCCCCACTCGGCCACATTGTGATCATACCAAGTAGAGTAACCATACTTCTCACGGTTAGCCGCTTGTTGAGCCTCTAAAGCCTCCTGCTCAGGTACGAAGCCACTCACAGTGTCAATCAGTTCTTGTGGGCAAGGGATGAACTCTTGCAGCAGGCCCTCCTGGCCTTTGATCACACGATCAATCATTGCGGGATCGCTATGGGTCAGCGTCAAACCATTAGAGCACCAATTGGGCATAATCTTCTCCTTAAGTTAATTAACCTAGCACAACCACGCGGCGTGTGCCTTCGTAGTCGCCGTCTTCTTCATACATGTCGTTCTCATCCATCAGCTTGTCCATGCTGTGGTAGGCACTGTGCTTGACCAGGCCTTCTTCTACAGAGTCAACTGTAGGGGCAACCTGTGTGCGCCAGTGATCACCGTAGCAGTAGCTGAAATGCACATCAGCTTCCTGGTCCATGTAGCCCAACTGCTCGATAAGATCTTTAACTTTCATACCAGCTCCTTAGTGTGTAAGCATGTATTATAACAAGGTTCTGCTGTTCTGTCAACCTAGTAGTCCATAGAGACCTGGTCCGCTGTAGGGTCATACCGGACAAAGACCTTACAAGAGTCAGTGCCGCCTTCCACAGGAAAGACAGCCATGTAGCAGAACTCGTTGGCATTGGTCAGGCCTAGGAACTTGGCACTGGTGAACGTGTCCTTCTTGTAGCCGGCCTGCTGGATACCCATTGTGAGCATGGCCGCTGGCATATTGGTCAGGAGGCGGAGTTTGTCTGCTGTGATCATGTTCAGTCCTTAAAGTAAACAACAAGATTGCGAGTACCTGTGTTAAGCCAAGCATTGCCGGGCTCTACTATGCGATCAGGATGATTCATTACTTTATTAAACAGGATTTTGACACTGCGAGCGCTCTGCTCGGGCGTGGTGTATCGGCCTCTGCAGCCGCACATACATCCGGGCCGGCCACTATAAACTTTTTCTACGTTTTCCAGTGTAAACATCGTCTGCTCCTTAGTGTGTATGTGCTAATTATACAATGGTTTTACCATGTTGTCAACCTGAGACCCTACAGGGCTTAGGGTCTTTACATATCAATCAACGTAATAGTCAACTACTTGTGACAAATGTGCTACTGCAACATCTACCTCTTCAAAAACTTCTAGATCTGCTAGCAGCTGGCCGTCGCACTGCGCCTCCAGTAGTAATTCCTCAACCTGCATCAGTAGTGCTAAAATTTGCTGTTTTACTTGCATAAGTGCTCCTTAGTGTGTGTAAGCATGTATTATAACAACTTCTTAGCCCTGTGTCAACTTGTACAGCAAAGCCCCTGCTCCTGTCAGGGTCATTACCGCATTGGTTGCAATCAGTGCGGGCTCTCTCCAACGTATGCTGACCACGAGCCATATGGCACCCCCTGCTAGCAGCAGCAAGGGCCCTGCAGGCTGATAACCCAAGTTGTTTACTGCTGTGCCTATGATTAATATTATAGTAGCACTCCACTTTAAAACGTTATCAAGCATGAGATTTGCAAACAAATGCATTAGCACGTATCAAATTATTATCTTCAATATATTTTAATACTGCATAAAAGTGCTCACGCGGCAGTGTATCTTGTAGCATAATACTGTCATGCAATTGTGCTGCATCTAGCGTGTCATTAAACACATGCAAAGCAGCGACATTATGCGCAATGTCATCTACATACATTTTAAACATGCTGAGATCTTTCTCATCTGCATCAAAATACGCTACAGTTTTAATAAGTGGCAACATAATTTTATTAATAGCCACTGCATGAGATTTTGTTACTCGCGCCATTTTAGAGCTCCTTAGTGTGTGTAAGCATGTATTATAACGCAAAAGGGCCCTGCTGTCAAGCAAAGACCCTATGCTGTGTAGGGTCTTTTAAACTAGCACGATGCGATCTGTACGCATCACTTCACGCACGATTGCAAGTGTGCGCTGAACAGCCACTTGACGTTTGGCAGACGAGTCTAGCATACTGGCAACATCGCCGGAAGCATACACTGCATTCTGCGCAGTGACAACAATGTCGCCGTGCTTGTTGCGACGACTGGTGTCAAAAGTAGCTAGAATGCGAACAGTGTTGAGACGCTTGTTTTCAAAAACTTTAGCATAAGCAGTGCAGTCAGTAAACATATCAGCTCCTTAGTGTGTGTAAGCATGTATTATAACGCACTTCCCACACTGTGTCAACCTATACCCCTACAGGCAGTAGGGTTATATCTTGGGAGCGTATTTGACCACTAGAGCATTGACTTCATCGGAATGACCCAGATCCCGGAGGCGTTTGACTTCTGCCTGTATGGCTCGAGCCTCAGTCTGACCACGTGTCCAGGCCGTGTAGTCATCACTGCGGTCATAGGTCCAATCGTGGTGGGCCAACAAGGTCTTCAGTGTAGCCAATTCTGGATTCATGTTACTCTCCAGTGTAGAATTCGTAGATCTTAACAGTGGGATCCAACTGCACCAACTGCTGAGCCACCCGGGTCAATTCCAAGTAGCGATGGCGTGTTTGAGTAGCAGACAGTTCACCATCACAGCTGAGGTTCTCGGGGCTGAGTTCACAGTCGATGAGGTCTGCCAGGCGCTGTCGACCTGCCCGAGTCTGGATCTCAAACTGTTCGCCCCGGAACATGGCGTTCCACTTGTTCTTGCGATCAATGTAGGCTTGCAATGCTTTCATAAGTGCTCCTTAGTGTGTGTAAGTGTGTATTATAGCACCTTTTCAGGTGCTTGTCAACCGTAGGGTTATTTGTAGATCTCTTTGAGCAAACTAGCCTCAAGATGCTTCCAAGTTTTGTGAAGCCGATCTGTTTTGGGCACACACCGCCAGTTGAACGAGCCCGGGTAGGTCGGCTTGCGCATCTTTTTGTCCTGCGCCTTAAAGTCTTGCTGGGCCTTGCGGCACTGTTCGATCAGTTGTTCTACAGTCATCTCTGCTCCTTAGTGTGTGTAAGTGTGTATTATAGCACCTTTTCAGGTGCCTGTCAAGTTCACATGCTGTGGAATCGTTCCATGCTAGGATCGTTCACAGTGCCCCGGTCTTCCCTGCGGATCTCAACTTCTGCACCAGTCAGGCAGTTCTTTACAGTGACCAGCTGACGACCATTAAAGGTGGCCACCTGCCGGATAAATGCCTTCTGCTGGCGCTTGGGCATGAGCATCAGCATCTCCTGTGCCATGCTGTTCAGGTAGCCTGCTGTGAAAGCAGCACCCTGATCTGCGTACATCTGATCCAACTCTGCTTTGAGTGCTCTCTGATTCTCTGTAGTAAACATGTCTGCTCCTTGGTGTGTGTAAGCCGTTATTATAACTGGGATCCAGCGCCCTGTCAACCAGAAACCCTACAGTCTAGTAGGTTTCTACCACATAGTAGAAGTGTTCTTCAGGATACAGGGCACGGAACTCTTCACTCTTGACGAACTCTCGCTGTTCCTTGGCATTGAAGAACACCTTGGTGAACACTCGATTCAGCTTGCCGCGTGGACTGACCGTTAAGTAAACCGATTTTGCTTTGCCTGCCATATCATGCGCTCCTGGTGTGTTGAGTGTCGATTATACGACTAAACAGTCTCTCTGTCAACCCGATCGCTCAACTCAGCGAACTTCTGCTTCAACGCATAGACCCGGGGCTTGGCTTCATTCAAAGCCTCCCAAATGCAGTCCTCGGCAACCCCGTCAGTAAGGATGTCTCGGGCGTCACTGTATAAGCATCCGCCCAAGTAGGACGAACCAAGTTCGAGTCCTTCAACCATGACGCGGACACGGAGCATAAACCAATCGTAGGTGCCGTTGTCAATCTTGCGGCAGATCTCGTCAATGTCGTGGCATGAGTCGTCGAAACTGTCCCGGGGGTGCATGTCTTCATAGGTCTTGTCCACAATTACAGTAAAGCCATCACGCTCGTAACGAGCCAGTTCGTCGTAATAAGTCTGCATGTCAGTTCCTTTGTTGCTAAGTCGTAATTATAACTGAGTTCTACCTGATTGTCAACCTGAAACCGCACACCCTGGCTCGCCCAGCGGCGCCACTGTTTGAGCCAGCATACCTTCAGCCACCATGCAGCTATCTCCGGCACTCTAAGATTGCTCTTAGCGTGATTCGACCGGCGGTATGTGTGTGCGGTCTGCGGTTGAGCCTGTATTATAGCAGGGTTCTTACACCCTGTCAACCTTATGCGAACTCTGCATCCATCACAGGCGTCAACATGTTGGCAGGCACTTTCCACAAGCCCTGCGCAGTGTTCACTGTGACATACTTGATGGCAATCTTGTGCACGGTTCCCGAAACATTCCGGCCCAATCGAGTGCTGTCAAATGATACACGATCGCCAACCCGCAGAGCCCGCTTGTTCGACTCGCCCAGGCGTGCTCTAGCGAACTTGACAGCGTCGATGATGCTGGTCAACTGATCGTTGGTGAAGTTACCTGCAAGGATCTCTGCGTTAACTGTTTGAATCGTCATATCAACTCCTTAGTGTGTGTAAGCGTTAATTATACAATGGTTTTACCTGATTGTCAACCAAAGACCCTTTTCAGACCAGGGTCAAGTTCTTTGCAAAGATCTGCTGGGTCAATTCAGGTGCCTCGTACCGAGTGTCCCATCCCCAACCCCGAGCCGTGAGTTCAGGTTGCCGAGCATAATTCTCGTAGGCCCGACGAGCCTGAGCCGGAGTCTTGAACTCCCTCTCGACTACACCGCCGTCTTGGTATTCAATATAGAAGAATGCTCCGCTCATGTGTGCTCCTTAGTATGCGATAGGGTAAATGAGTTCTGTCTGCCCAATGTAGAACACTCGTCCCGTGCTCAGCATACGAGCAGTTCTGGTGCTCTGCTTGACATAGTCATTGCCGTTCAAGTGAAACATGCGTCCAATTCGAAAGTCTTTGAATAGCCACGATCCCATAGCGTCTCCTTTGTTGCAATGACTGTATTATAACACGGAATCTTCACACTGTCAAGTCACCCCGAATGTCCGTGTTCAGTGCAGGGTTAATCAGTCTACGGATCTCAACTTCGCGCTTATGAGCAGCCGCTTTGCCACGTATGACTTCATGCACCAAGATCTCAATGTCATCTTTACTGTCAAGACCACGCAGGGCTTCGCAAAGTAACCAGGCCTTGTTCTCACTGTGAGCACGGTACCAGTGTTTATTAGCACGTACACGAACCGATTTCAATACAGTAGTCTCTGTCTTAGCAGTGACACCAATGTAGTTCAAACCGTTGACTACCAGTTCGTATATGATGTGATTGCGATCTTGTCGCCGCTTACGGGGTGTGTTCTTTGTGTCCATGTGTGTATTATATACAGGTTTTACCACTTTGTCAACTCATTTTTGCCAGATTCTGTGTTGTATTCTCACAACAGGTCTGGCACTTCACGCCTTTGGACAAGTCTGTTGGTAAGGTGTGGATAACTTGTGGATTGACTGTGGATAAGTCCGGCCTGTGGATAAAGGTGTGGATATCATGTGGATATCATGTGTATAACTCTTTGACTGTGGATATCATGTGGATATCATGTGTATAACTCTTTGACTGTGGATAACTTGTGGATAACTTGTTGACAAGTCCGATCTGTGTAGTGAAAGGTTAGATTTACTTTGGTATTCACCCTAAACTTACTTTGGTATTACTGTGGGAATGGTGGGACCTCTCGGAGTCGAACCGAGCACCAACGGATTATGAGTCCGCTGCTCTAACCAACATGAGCTAAGGTCCCACACTGCTTGCACAGCAAGTAGTTATTATACACTAGATCACACTGTAGGTCAATTGGGATACTTGATACCCAGGATGAAAAAAGGGTCAAAAATGTGTGAAAAAACAACAGAACAGGTGGTTTTTCACCGGGTTTTCACCGGGTTTTTGGGTCCGATCGGCAGTTTCTTGGGTGGTTTTAGAGTAAAAATATTTTGAGGCACTGTGGTCGGTGGAGGCTATCGTAAAATGGTGCCACGCTGATTCACACGATTCTCATGATTTCTTCACTGTATTCTCAGGGTTCTACCACCTTTGATCACCGTGCCTCTACTGCTGTCTTGTACACAGTAACCTCGACGGACAGCCCGCCCGTGCAGCGGGGTTTTGCCCCAGGGTGCTCTAGCGGGGTATTTGACCAGGCCGTTGCAGCGGGGTATTGCACCAGTGTGTGTGTAGAGTCTATGCACTGTGTTTTCTGTAATGGCAGTACAGCGGGGTATTCAAGTCGATATGTGTATATGTGTGTATATGTAAATACTGTTACCATGTTACTTACATTAGAATTAACTCCGGACAATAGGGACAGGATAAGTGATTACATACAATTATGGGCATTACCAGCCAGATTGTATCATCGAGATCCCGAATACAGCGTATATCTAGTATCCTGTAATCATCTGCATGGTATTTGGTTAAGTCTATTAAGTTAGTATAAATATCTGTATGACGTTACCTACCGGTCCTATATCTTTACTTGACTTGCAGAATGAGTTTGGCGGTACTACTCCAATATCTCTAGGTGAATACTATCGTCAGACCATGCCTGATTATTCATTCACAACCGAAGCTTTTGTAGGATATGATTTGCCTGATATTGGTTATGGATTAATTCCTGCGGATAGTACTCTAGTTCCCATTGGGCTAGATAAATTTCGCCATCAATCTCAAGCTGTATTTGACTCGGACACTACCAACGTCAATCTGCGCAGCTGGGCAATTAGTAAAGGGTGGGATGGCAACTCGTATATTACCATCATTGTACCCTTTGATGTATTTGTCTATAGTAATGTAGCAGGCGGTGCAGCTTTAACCATCAGTGGTTCTTGGCCCAATGGAGTTACCTTGATTAATCGTGGTAATATCATGGGACAAGGAGGTGGCGGGGTCTACGGAACTGATGGGTCCGCTGCCATATACTTAGGCACTGGTGCAGCATATGGATTGACATTTGGTGGTTCAGGTGTAAAAATAATTAATTATGGAGCTATTGCCGGTGGCGGCGGCGAAGGTGCAGGCCCCGATGGTGGTAGTGGTGCAGGTGGTGGTGGATATCCCCCCGGCCAACATTACATTTACAATTACCTATCCGGTTATGGCTACTATACTGATGCTGGGGCAGGTGGTGCCCCTCGCTATAGTGGTGTTAGTGGCTACGGCGGCGGCGGTGGCGGCGGCCAGGCCGGAGGTGGTGGCGGCGGATATTATAGTGGGGTTGGCGGTAATGGTGGTAGTTACACTGGTGGTGGAGGTGGTGGAAGAGTAAACTTAATAACCGTTGCCAACCCCACTGGCGGTGGCGGCGGTGGTAACTCTAATTATACAGGTAACTTTATTCAATGGTCTGGTGCAGGCGGCAGAGGTGGTAATGCAGGTGGCAACGCAATTCACCCCAGCGGCAGCGGTGGCGGCGGCGGATTTGGAGCAAATGGTGGAACTGATTACTATGGCAATGCAGGCGGACTTGGTGGCGCTGGCATTTATCGCGGGGGTTATTCTGTAACAATAACCAATAATGGTAAAATATATGGGGCAATAGTTTAACATGAAAAAATATGCAATACGTGATTTTATCACAGGGGAATATACCTTCTACGATACAGATCAGGATATGATTACAATTCTAGCACAGCAGATAATTCACTCATACTTGAGATTAAACCACAATAGCCTTTGGGCAGTGGTAGAATTCAACGAGGATGGTAGCCAAACTTGGCGAGATGCAACTGGGAATGAGATTCCAGATCCCGTAGCCTTACGAGCACAGATGGAGGCTGAACTTGCATCTCTGCTGGCAGCATCCACATCTACTTCTACATCCACAACAATCACTGTTGAATAAGTTTCAATATTTGACATTTGGGTCATCAAGGCTGTATAATTACAGTATATGATTACTGATACATTTAAGTGGGCAACAGATGCTGGTCTCAATAGAGATTATAATTGGGACACCGCCATAGCCGAAACCAGGATCATTGCCATCCAGGGTAATGCAAACAGTGAAGAACAGGCTGCAAGAGCATTGAATAGCTGTCTAAGGATTGGTCAACCTAACCCTGAAGTATTTTGGGCATATGATGGCACAGATCATAAAATTATATACACTCCTGACCATCTTAAGAACTCCGATGCCATGTCATGGGTCAAGGTATTAGACTCTGCATTAAGTGTAACTGAAGTTGCCTGTGCCCTGAGTCATATAGCTCTATGGGTTCATTGCATGACTATCAATCGGCCTATAGTGATATTAGAGCACGATGCTGTAATGATCAGACCATTCAAGACCATGACACAGAATAATTGTGTAGAATATTTAGGTCACCGGTTTGAAATACCAAATTTAATCAAGCAAACAGGTCTTGAATCTTACCCAGAGTTGGTCAATCATTATCTAGATCCAGAAAATTATCTACCTGCAGAACACAGACTGCCCATGACATCTGTAATCAATTACAATTATCTATACAGCATGGGATTACATGCCTATGCTATTGATCCATTTATGGCACGCAGATTGTTTGCTAAGGTACTAACCGAAGGCCTGACCAATCCAGTAGACACCATAGTAGAAGTTACTGACTTTGAACTGATACAGACTGGCATCTATGCATTTCAGGGTGATAGAGCAAAGTTCAGTACCATAGCCAAGGATGACGGTACAGTCATGCAAGGGCGTAAGAACACGCACAGTGTTCCCGGGGTAAGCCAATGAAACCATTGATGCCCTTGAGTAATTATTGGAATATGTTAGAAGATCATAGTATGCTTATCAACCCTAGAAACGAAATGCAAGTCAATGGTTTGGGTTTAATTAATTCTTGGGATCATAAAATTAATGCAGTATCTGTAATACAAGGTCCGGGCTACGAAGCTGCACGGGAATCAGCCCGTGCATTAAATTTAGATGTTGCAGAATTTGCCAGCTATAACTTTTTAACTAACCTACCCAGCTACTGTCAAGGGGTAGAACTTAAAAATCTAATCATACCCCCTGCACATCAATCTCTAACATGGGTCAATCAAGTACGTCTAATGAATCATAGACTAGAGTATCATGAAGTTGCCAGGGTATTTGATCACATGACCATATGGCATCACTGTATGGTTCAAGGCAGGCCACATATTGTATTAGAATCCTCTGCACGGTTAGATAGTCTACCTATGGACTTCGTACCACGTAATTCCATAATAGGTCTGGATACAGGTGGGAAACTACACGAACATAATACCAACTATAGAGTCATGCCCGGACCCTGGGCCTATGTTATTGATCAGTTCTCAGCTAAACGTATGTTCAACAGAGTATTGGAACAAGGCATTAGAGAACCCTTGGAATTGATGTTCAGGGCCGATCAACACATGATCTTATTAAAAGATCATGCACATAGAGTTGTTAACTATACAATACATACTAAATCATCTGGATCCTGGGCAAATTAAAGCATCAATCTAGCATAAATAAGCCTATATGACTGATCAACTCAATAATTTAGGTATTTTGTATTCTGATGGCACACAGTCCTATTCGTTAAACAGATTTGAACGAGCTATATTTGGTTATGGATTGGCCAGTGCCGGCTTCTCCGCTGTTACCAATATTGTAACCAATACCGGTGTTGTTGGTACAGATGTTGCAGGAGTTGGTACAGCAAGAGACAGCTTGGCTGCTGCTGGTTTTGGCGGTGATCGAGCAATATTTGGATATGGTTATATATTTGATGTGGTTTCAATGACTAATCTAGTATCTCATACATTTAATATTTGATGTTGCCTAATCTAGACATGAGAATCTGAGCAGCATTGCCCTTCTTCATCTCGGGAGGAGGGTTATCAGTTAGACTGCCCACCTGCACTCCCTCGGGGGATGACACGGGCAAGTAGGTCCATTCTTGCATGAATACAGGATTGCCATCAACCTTACGATTCCATTTGCGCATGAAGTATTTGTCCGCCGTGGCAGCTAGATCCAATTGATCAATCAAATTGGCAAACACACTGTCAATCAATATCACAATTTCTGCACCGTCCAACAGCTTGCACCAATCAAAGATACAATCTGTTTGTTCAGTGATTTCGATGCGCTGCAACTCAGGATCTATTGAACTGAGATCAACATCGTAACTGAGATCGCTGGCATGATTTTGATAAACTATATAACGTGGCTGTTTGACCAGTTTGGCATACAATGCATCTTCACGATGAGTGTTGCGTGTGATGCACTGATCCAATTGCCATTTCTTTTTAAATGCCACTCCTGTAGTGGCATACTTGTACTGATCAAACTTCATCATAGCAAATAGATCCTGATCAGTTTTCTCTGGAACGGAACTCAGGTACTGATATAGATACAGTATGTCATCCCAATCAGTGATGCCTTTTTGTTCCAACAGCTTCAAGGGCGTGTCCAAAAAGAATAGGCCCTGTGGATCAGTTACCACTGGTAGCCAATTGACCCAGGGCGCAACATCTTTGAAGCTGCTGACAAATTCTTGGCATATGGGCCAGTATATTTCATGACCTGCACTGTGGTATTCCCATGCAATAGGCAGGGCAATAACAATATCGCCCAAGCCGCGCGATTGTATAATTCCAATTTTCTTATTCATATTAAAAATGATCGCCGTTGTTGTGATTGGCAAAGTAAATTCATTACGTTCTATAGAACGTAATAAGAGAATGAGATGCTCATTCTCTTCATAGATCAAGTGGGAGTAATATCTCGGTGGCTTACAATGTTGCCACGACCGTACTGTGCTTCTGCCAATTGCTTGCACTCATAATCGTTGTTGGCCTGCATCTGCAGAGTAGCAGTATTGTAGGTATTGGGCAAACGAACGATAACTTCATATAAACGCATGATTTTTCCTTGTGTGTTAATAAAATGTAGTAATCTTCACTACCAGTAAATTATACTACGAATTTGTCTTCTCGTCAACTGATTTTTAGAAATAATGACCATTTGGTTGTTTGGGAAAATAGCACTCGTTTCGCTCTATGGGCATATCACGACGGGCCTCACAATAGAACTCTTTGCCCAGACCAATTGCTATGCTTAGAGCCACACTTTGATTGCCAATAAACTGTTCTGCCCCTGCAATATATTCGGCCAGTTCCAACATGGTCCGAGTAGGTTGATGTGGAATCGTCCATCCGGTTGCTTGACAGAATGCCCGATGTTCTTCGGGTAAACCAACAAATACTGATTTTTCTTCTATGCCCTGCTGTTTCCATATTCCCCACTGTGCTCCAGGTGTTGCAGGAATCCATCTAGCAGTACGATTGATCACAATGGGTCTATTGGGTACTGTTTGAGTGGTAGGAACTGTGAGCCAAGGTGTAGTGCGCAACTGATCCGATGTTGCCTGATCCAGCCCAAATACTGATGCATAGATATCCACATAGTTGCCAGGATGTCCCACAAAAGGAACCCTAAATCTATCTAAGTTGTGTGTGATAGCAGTTGATCTATCCAATACCTGAAAGTCTGTGATATAGGACTGTGCCTGCATGAATGTCTTCATGAATTCAAAATCACCTTGTGTCATCTTTCCCTTGTGAAAAGGATTGGGTTCTGAACCATAGTAATGTTTACCTATCCAGTCAATTTGGTCAAGATGTAGATAAAACTCGCCCCCTCCAAAATGTTTTACTATGGGTAGACTATAAACCAAGTCTCCCAATGTGCCGCTGTGTTTAAATGTTTTCATAGTTATATTATATACTAACTTATTTACAAATTCAATACCTGCTCATGGATAAATGTGGAGCAATTTAGTGTAAATAATAGTTTAAGAGAACTCAAATGGCCGTAACTACTAGCACCACTATAACATCAGTAGGATACAATGATATCCAAAGCAAGATCAATACAGTATTGAGTACCAACTATGGGTATACAGGTGTTTATAGTGTTCCTGTTACAACTGGTACTACTATCACTTCTGCACAGTGGTTTAACTTGTATGTTGATATCAATAGATGTATTGTGCATCAAACAGGAGTAAAGTTAAGTCCCACATTGATAGGCACATACAATTATTCATCAGACCAATATGAGAATGTTGTACTCACGGCTGCAACTGTTAACACACTTGATGACTATGCAACCCAGGCCTTGGCCAATAGTACTCAAGTGGCCGCCAATCAACTGGCTGTAAATTCTGACAACGGTACTAGTACAGTTACTGCAACCTGGGGAAATAATCGTCGTCACCGGGTACGTCACACTTGGTCAACTGCTGATTATGCCCGCTACTTTTTCAACCTAGGTGGTAATATTAGAGTTAGACTAAGTTATACACCAGGTAACTATTCTGGGCAAGATGCAATATGGCAGGATCTTATTGATGCTATAAATGTAAAGTTATCCACACAAGGTTACGGTCCCACTGACTTCATTACTGGATTGCCAGTAACTCCAATTACAGAATCGTCGGGTGCTAATAGTATTACCGTAAATTTTTCTAAGATCAGTGCAACACAGACACTAACAGAAGTTGTATTATTAGATCCTGATGCTATACCATCTGATATAGACATAACCAGTACCGTAGAATATCATTACTCTATAAAATTAGACGTTGCATTGCCCGCTGGCGGCGGCGTCCCTACACCTGCGTTACCACAAACTGAAAAAGTCTTGGGTCTAGACAATACCACAGGCAGTGGACTTACGGTGACCAAAATTCTAAGTGTTACGCCAACGCCTATTACTATCACTATGCCCAGCGGAACGACTTCAACTTCACTGGTGACTATGACCAATTCGGGCAACACCGCCATGGGTATTGGTAGAATTACAGCCAACTTACCAGCAGGGTCTGGACTAAGTTCTAAATTCTATGAAGAAAGTTGGGACACCACCAAACCGTTAACTCTAGAACCAAATCAATCTGTAACAATGAAGATGTCATATTATAATTCAATAAGACAAGGTACATTTAATACTATCCTAGTCATAGTGGCCGATAATGACGTGGGCTTTGTTACAACACCTGTAAACATTACAGTCACTGAACCTGTATTTGATTTTACCTTCTTACCTGCTGCCATCAGTAAAACTGCCACAAATGGGTCTTTGGTGTCACAAGTTTTTAGTTATGTGGCCAATACCACATATGATACAAATTATGCTGATCCTGTATTGACTCAGGATTATAACTATTTTACCATGACGGTTAATCGTGCAGCCCGGCAGGTTACACTTACTTTTAATCCACTGGTTAGAAAGATCAATGGAACTTATTCTGCCAGTGTATCACTAACACTAGTTGGTAATAGAACCATTACTAGAAGTATCACATTTACAGTGACTAGAAATCTTAATGACCAATCTAGAAACCTAGGTACATGGATCAGTGCCAAGTCTGCTATCAATTCAGTAATAGGCATGAGTTACGATATAATCGAAGGTAAACGATATATCACAATGGGTGTAGGGGTACAAGGAACACCTAGTGCAACTATATTAAGTGACGGTCTTACGCCTGTTACCGTGGATAATTTAGGTATCACAGCTGACGATAAGTACAGCAACGGTACAGTATTGTATAAAGTTCCTACTCAATCAGCCTACTGTCAATTCTTAAATGATTATGGAGTATGGGTACGCCCCAATACAGATTATCCAACTAATATAACGCTGACAAGATATTATAAATTCACAGCACCTACTACAGGTCGCTTTTCTTGGGAATTTGCAGCAGACAATGTGGGATCATTTAATATTGATGGTGGGACGCAACTAAATGCTACCAGTAGTCTTTCTACAAGCGAAGTTGGATTGGTAACATTAGCAGCAGGCCCCCATACCATTAACCTTCAGATTCTAAATTCTAGTGGTCCAGGTAGCATTGCCATTGTAATAAAGGCACCCGATGGCACACAGGTATGGAGCACTCGCACACCAGTGCGTACTGCTGATCCCTATCCCAATTGGAGCGAAGTGTATCGAATTCCGTTACCTGGAGGCCGAGCTGTTACATATCAAAGTAATCTATATTGTATTAAAGATACCGCTGCGGCCAGACCAGATGATGGCAATGAAGCTGTACAATTTACTCGTTGGGGAGACTTTTTTGGCACACCTAACGGCAATACCAGCAAATCATTATTTACTGTAGTAGATGATGGTATTGGTAATCTTGCTATAACCTTAAATGGCAAGACTGGTACTGCAACCAATACCAACAACTATGCTACCACTAGTAATCTTCCTTATTCTTCTTACTATTATTCTACTAGAGGAACACGATATACACAATTAGAATCTACACCTATTAATGCAAATGGTGTTGTAGATAGCACTGGCATATATACACATCAATTTACTGGATTTGATCTCAATGGTGTAGTTACTACTATTATTGCCGAATATCCAAAACCTGATCAGATACCAGTGTCTTATGTACCAACTACTGGATATACAGCTGGTCCGCGAGGCGGTGGCAACCATGCAGTGCAAGGTGGATGGACTATAAGTCTTGTCAGTTTCAATGACGAAGGAATGATAACAACTTTTACCAATGATGTCACTGGTGAGATAGCAGAATCTTTCACACCAAGTACAGTTGCATCCGAAGCGGCTGCGGCTGCTGCTGCTAGTGAAGGTGCTGCTGCACAAGCCGCAGCCGCCGCTCAGGCAATTTCAAATGCAGTCATGGGGCAGGATCCAGCTTCATTGGGTGCTGCCGCTGCTGCCGCTGCTGCCGAAGGTACTACCACTACTGGTAATACTGCGGATAGCGGTACTACTACTGGTAATACTACGGGTGGTGGTTCTACTACTGGTGGTAACGTTGGTACTACCACCGGTGGTACTGTTAGTACAGGCACAGGTAGTGGGTTCAACGGCACGGCCCCGACCTGCTTTGTTAAGGGTGTGCTAGTCACACTGGCAAGTGGTGAACAAATTGCTATTGAGGATGTCAAAGTTGGTGACTTTGTACTTGGGCAAACTGGCCCTAATCAAGTTATCGCACATGATCGTCCACAACTAATTATTCCAGATGTGCGGGATGGAACGCTATACGGATTTAATGGATCTGCTAAATTTATTACCGCTGAACACCCTGTAATGACTCGGTCTGGTTGGAAAGCAATTGATCAAGACAATGCCAAACGCTTTGAACCGCACTTGAGCAACATATTGATAGGCAATTTGGCCATCGGCGATGAAATTTTATGCAAGGATGGCTCTTACATAATGCTCGATAGCATTGAAAAATATGAAGATCAACCTCAACAGCAGTTATATAATCTAATGTTGGACAATGATCATACATATTATGTTAATGATCTATTAGTTCATAATAAAGATGGCGGCGATGGCACATCCGCTGGATGTACCTGCTATCTTGCAGGGTCATCAATTGCCATGGCAGATGGCAGATTTATCAATATTGAAGATGTCAAGGTTGGAGATCAAGTTTTAGGAGCATTTGGAGAAATAAATGAAATTCTTGCATTGATGCATGTAAAACTTGGCAATAGAAAAATGTATAAAATCAATCAGGAACATGATACCACCTATGAGGAAATTCACATATCTAGTGATAAGAAAATGTATTCAATAGATAATGATGCTACCTACAATGAGTATGGTGTATATTGGAACTGCATATTAGGCGACGGCACTGAAAAAATGTTAATGAATGTGGGTGTATCTAGAGAAAGACTTCATACTCTAACTCAAGGTACTGAATTACACACTATTACTGGACCTAGAGTAGTAAATTCCTTAAACGCATATGATCTTCCATCAGATACAACACTTTATAACTTTGTATTAAATGGTAGCCATACATTCTTTGTCAATGAATATGCTGTTTCATCATGGCCAAGGGAAGATGATTTTGAGTATGACACCTGGACACCAAAGATAACGACTATATAATTCCTCCAAACGCCGTTGACTTTGTATCAATAAAGTGCTAAAGTTGCATTTTATTGATAACTACTTAACCGCTAACGAAAAAGGAGGTCATTATGACTGATATTGCGCTAGACCGGGAACAGACACCGACAGAATCTTCATCGTCCGTTCTTAAAATTATTAGCATCTTGCTAATGGTCATTGGATTGATGGGATCTGTTTCATTGCTAAATTGGGCAGTGTCTAACAAATTATCCCGAACTGAAGTAACTGAAACCGCACAGGTTACACTAGAAATAAGAGAACGCCAATTGGCATGTCTCTCTAAAAACATTTACCACGAAGCAGGTGGTGAGCCATTTGAAGGCAAAGTGGCCGTGGCACAGGTGACAATTAACAGAGCCAACAGTGGGGAATTCTCCGGAGATATCTGTAAGGTCATTTACCAAAAGAATATAGTATATACAAAAGTGCTATGCCAGTTCTCTTGGGTATGCGATAGAGAAATTTCTTTCAAACCTGTAAATCGGGCTAACTACACTGAGAGTGAGGCTGTGGCTAAAAAAGTTCTGCTAGAAGGGTTCACCTTACCTAGTTTGAAGAATGCTTTATACTTTCATGGGGACTACATCAATCCCAATTGGGGTAAGAAGCCTGTGGCACATATTGGACATCATATTTTTTATAATTAAGGATCAAAATGAAAACGGTTATTCTGGAAAAAATTGGCCATGCACCCGAAGCAGTCTACGTATTTTTACGTGATCATTTGGGCAGGATCAGCGCACATACACTGGGATGGATTACCATTATCATGCTGCACTTTGCCAGCATCCCTACACTGGTTGCAGTGCTTCTGGCTCAAAGTGACAGGCTACCACCAGTGGATCTCATGGTGTTCGTCTGGAGCGCCTTGATTACCTTGTTCTTTAAAAGTCTAATTGAACGCAACTTTTTGTATATTGCCACAATCTGCTTGGGCTTTGCTGCACAAACTTTGATCATGGGACTGATTCTCTTCAAGTGATTGATAAATAGGTGTATGCGAATCTTAGAACTGCTTACTGAAAAACACTTACCTGCACCTACTGCTAGCCAATGCTCGATAGGTCGCTCCCGTCTTAGCAATGTGAGATATGGTCAGTGTGTCAGTCACGGATTACTCAAGCATGACAGCGAACATACCGATGGCACGGGACAACAAGGTGTTAAAGGTAGTGGTGTCAGACTCAAAGGCAAGAAAGCCAAAAGTGAACGCCATGGTGGCAAAGTCAAAGACTACAGCGGCCCTACAAGAAAGTAAGCATGGAACAAATTGAAATTACTGGATCTGCTATACTAAAAATAGCAGATATCCTAGCCGAAGAAAACAATCCCAATACCCGGATGCGTGCCTTTGTACAAGGTGGTGGCTGTTCAGGTTTCAGTTATGGATTTACGCTCGACGATACTCAAAATGATGATGATTTTGTTATCCGTAAACCTGGAATGATTCTATTGGTAGATGCAATGAGTATGCAGTATATGCAGGGTGCTACCTTGGATTATGTTGAAGAACTCATGGGGTCACAATTTGTAATCAACAACCCCAACGCCACTACTACCTGTGGTTGCGGTAGTTCTTTTTCAGTTTAATCAATATCAAAGTGGGCAACAGCGTTGGCCAGCAACTCGTTATGAGTTAGTCCTATATATCTATCATCTAGTTCGTAGAACTTTTCTTTATCGCTATCCAGGGCTTCTACGCCCAGGATTTCCATAAGTTCAACATAGGTTATTTCTTCACAGCGCAGTTGGCTAACCCAAATGCAGGTTAGGAAGCAGCACATAAACACAACTCTATCGTCGTCTATGCCACGTTGATCGCACCATATCATGGCTTTATTGAGGTAGTGCTCAATATCCTCGATTCGATCCTCAAGTTGAGCAATCCATTCTTTGGTATTTTCTCTTGACCAGTAGTTCATAATGTTACCTCACAATGTATTTATAATCCAGAATCAGGTTGACATGCTTTACAATCTAGTGTATAATCTATATATTACACACCAACAAGGGTATTAAATGAACTCACATTGCGACGGTATTATCCGTAGTCTAGAAGAACACTCTAGTCGATTGAATAAAGAAGCCATTCTGGAAGCAGAAGCCAAAGCTGACAACGTGGAATTGTTTGAAGGTCTGCGTCTATGCTATGACCCAATGATTACATTTGGTGTTAAAAAAGTTCCCAGTCACAGTGGCCCAGATGGTCAAGGTCTTCCCTGGGTTGCATTTAAAGAACTGTGCCACCTACTATCTACACGCCAACTTACTGGACATGATGCCCGTGATGCTATTGAACTAGCACTTGCTGCCAGCACACAGAGCCAATGGAACGATTGGTATCGACGTATTCTTATCAATGATATGCGAGCAGGTTTTACTGAAGGCACGGTCAATCGTGTGTGCAAAAAGGCTTATCCACAATTTACTATCCCTGTATTTGAATGCATGTTGGCACATGATGGTGCCAAATATGAAAAGAAAATCACAGGCAAGAAACTGCTAGAACCCAAGCTGGATGGCGTTCGTGTGATCACAGTGGTCAATGCAGAAAATCGTACTGCTACCATGTACAGCCGCAATGGTACCTTGCTGGAAAACTTTAGCCATATTACCGCGGCAATTGAAGCCAACATTGAGTTGTTTGATCGCAGCATGGTTCTAGATGGTGAAATGGTTAGTTCTAGCTTCCAAGCCTTGATGAAACAGGTGCACCGCAAGAGTGATGTCAAGAGTGAAGATGCACGTCTCATGCTGTTTGACATTCTGCCACTTAGCGAATTCCAACGCGGTTCCAGCACCATGGGTCAGCGCCGTCGTAGTGCTTTACTGCGCAGTATGAAGGCAGTGTTTGATCGAGTTGGCAGCATTGATATTATTCCACAGATTGAAGTTGATCTGGATAGTTATGTTGGTGAATTGGAATTCAAACAATACAACAAAGACGCTATTGAAGCAGGCTTTGAAGGCATTATGATCAAAGATCTAGATGCCGTATACGAGTGCAAACGCACAGTAAGCTGGCTCAAAATGAAACCCTTTATTGAAGTGTCTTTGGAAGTCACAGCAGTTGAAGAAGGTACTGGCAAAAATGCAGGACGCCTGGGTGCATTGGTCTGTGCCGGGCACGACGATGGTAAAGATATTGTTGTCAACTGTGGCACTGGTTTTAGTGACGATGATCGAATTAGTTTTTGGGAAAGTCGTGATACCTTGTCCCGTCAAATTGTAGAAGTGAGAGCAGATGCTATTACACAAAATCAAGATGGCACTTATAGCCTACGCTTTCCGCGCTTCCTGCGTTTCCGTGGCTTCATGGCTGGTGAAAAAATCTAACATGGAAAAAGCTGCATTAAAGGATATTTTATATAGTAGTATGCTGGAATTGCTGAATAACAGTAAATACTACTACCGCAGCAAAATAAGCACTGACTATGATCATTGGACTGATGCAGGCAGCGTGGCCGTTGTTGAATACACAAAAACAATGGCTGAGTTAATGCTTGCAGCTGAAAAAAAAGACTTAGATCAACGGGCCAAAGATATGGTAATCAAAGGATTAAAGGGAGAAACTTTGTAAGTGGCAAAAGCAGAAGATACAATCGAAATGGCTGGTATAGTAGAGGAAGTACTACCCGGCGCCATGTTTCGAGTTAGGTTAGAAAACAAGGCCCTGGTATTGGGTCACATCAGTGGACGTATGCGCCAAAATAAAATTCAAATCTTGCTGGGTGATCGAGTCAAGACTGAAATGTCAGTTTACGACTTATCAAAGTGCCGGATTACCTATAGAGAACGATGATCAAGCGTCAATACAACAGATTTGACGTTGGTAGTTATTTCAATAACTTTGTAGCCCATAACATGGCCACAGACCCCGAAGCAAGTATAGAACAGGCTCTCAAACCCTACAAGGCAACTGTGGCCAAAAGTAAGAATCGTCATTCCAAACTGAATGTCAAATGGCATGACTCAAAGCAATATATGCTGTTCATTTTAACATGGTCATAAAAAAAGCCCCTTAGGGGCTTTTTCTTTATTCCAGGTACGCTGCCCAACTTGGATGACGCAGATCAAACCGCATCTTCTTACGCTTGTCTACCAATTGGAAGTAGGTAGGTTTGATAGGCTTGACTTTGGGAACAATCTTCTTATCATTGCCCTTGTTGGCATTGCAACGAGCGCAGGCACAGCAGGTGTTCTCAAACGTGGTCTTACCGCCCAGGCTAACTGGCAGCACGTGGTCTAATGTGGCAGTTCTGCCAGTTACATCAGTACCACAGTATTGGCAAGTGTATAGATCACGTAGGAATACATTTTGCTTGGAAAAGCGCACACCGGTCTTTTTCTTTTGGTAATCCTTAAGAATCATAACAGCAGGAACACGAGTTTCCCAGGTGGCGCTGTGTACAACCCAATCTTCATACCATTCCAGAACCGTGGCTTTATCCAATACCATATATTGTATAGCATCTTCCCAAGAGATAACACTCAATGGAAGTACTGAGATCGGGGATGCATCTGCATTAAGGATAAGTGTTGCTGACATGATAATATTATTTATGTAATTAAATCTGTGCTTAATTATAACATGTTTTTTTCCAAAGAGCAACCAAAAATAAAAATAAAGGTTTGCTTCTCTGTTAAATACTGCTATAATATTTAACATTATGATACTTTCAAAATCCAAACCAAAACTATTTGTCGTAGATGATTTCTATGATGATCCTGACCATACTAGATCATTGGCGCTCAAGTCCGAATACCAAGAAGATCTAAGATTCTACAAAGGTTTTAGAAGCATTGACCAATGTATAGCCGATGGCACTCGAGAAGCATTTGAAAAAATAATTGGGCAACCAATTGTACATTTCAATGAATCACATAGCCACTGTGGTAAATTTCAATATACCACAGCCAAAGATCCGCAAGTCTACCATCACGACTCGCAAAAATGGGCAGCTATGATCTATCTAACTCCCAATGCTCCGTATCAGAGTGGAACAAACTTGTTAGCATCAACTCTAACTGGTGCACGACATTCTGGTGATGCAACCATCAATGGGGCATTTGCCGGAGGATATTTAGATAGCACTAAATTTCAAATTGTAGACTCTGTGGCCAATGTATATAATAGATTAGTGATTATGGATGCTCAGTGCATTCATGCAGCAGGCCCTTACTTTGGTCAAACTATACATGACGCTAGATTGATCCACTTATTCTTTTTTGACTAACCCATGAAACATAAATTTAGCATTATTACCCCTACTCACAATCAAAAAGACCCCACTTTTTTATTAGAACTCTACGCTAGTATTGTCAATCAAACATACACAGATTGGGAATGGATATTATATCTCAATGGCAAATGCCAGGTAAGACATATCCCTGAATCAATTCGATTAAATTCAAAAGTTAGAATCGTTAGAACCGAGATCAATAATACCAATGTAGGTGCTGTAAAACAGGCAGCATTTTCTTTGGGAGAAGGCAGTGTCCTAGTGGAAGTGGACCACGATGACATTCTTACTGAAGATTGTTTAGAAGAATTGAATCAAGCATTTCAAGATCCTGAAGTGGGTTTTGCCTATAGTGACGATGCTGTTTATCACATGACCGATACATTTATTCCCTACAATCCTGCATTTGGTTGGACGCATCGTGATTACAAATGGGGTGAGCGAGATCTAATTGCCATGAATACATTTGCACCCAGCAGTCACAGCATAGGTTATATCTGGTATGCACCTGATCACGTTAGAGCATGGCGAACCACTACCTATCATGAGATTGGTGGACACAATCCTGAACTGGCTATCTGTGATGATCACGAACTTTGTATTAGAACTTATCTGGCCACTAAGATGCATCACATTGCCAAGGTTCTGTATATCTATCGTGTCACTGGAGAAAACACATTCCTTAAACGTAATCAAGATATACAAACCAAAACTGTGGAACTGTTTAATTACTACGCAGTTGCTCTAGCAGAAAAAGATGCTGATCTTAAGGGACTGCTCAAAGTGGATATGGGAGGTGGCATCAATCGCAAACCTGGATACTTGGTTATTGATCAAGAGGATGGTGATATAAACTGTGACTTGAACCAAGGCATTCCCTTACCTGATAACAGTGTAGGTGTGCTCAACGCTAGCCATGTTATAGAACACTTGAAAGACCCCATTAAAACCATGCGTGAGATACATAGGGTATTGGCACATGGCGGCTGGGCCTTTATTGAAGTGCCTAGTACAGATGGGCGCGGAGCATTCCAGGATCCTACTCACGTAAGTTATTGGAACGAAAACAGCTTTCTTTATTATACCGACTATAATGTAGGCAAGTACATTAGAAATACCACAATTAGATTCCAAGAATTCCGCAGAGAAACTTGGTTTCCCAATGAATGGCTGCGCAGTATCAATGTTCCCGTGGTAACTGCATGGTTGGTCTGTGTAAAAGACGGCGAACCTAGACTCCCGCACACCTTGAAAATATAAGGGTCTTGCAGGTAAATATTGTATAATTTAGGGTATAACAGATGCTGATAAATACTCTAAATATATAATAGGTATCAGATCAATGACCACTAGACCAGACTTAATTACTTTACCCGTCTTAAACAATCCTACGCCGGGGGAAACGCTGTTCATTGTACAAGATTCAGCAGTAAATTCGACATTGACTGTTGAAAAAGCTCAACTATTACTAGGAACCAAGGGAGATACTGGAAATCGAGGAGCCCAAGGACGACAGGGCAATCAAGGAGCCCAAGGACGACAGGGCTATCAAGGCAATCAAGGTTATCAAGGATTCCAGGGCTATCAAGGAGCCCAAGGACGACAAGGCTATCAAGGCGCAACTGGATCACAAGGATTCCAAGGATATCAAGGAGCCCAAGGACGACAAGGCTATCAAGGTAATCAAGGTTATCAAGGTTTTCAAGGATATCAGGGCAATCAAGGATTCCAAGGAACACAGGGTGCTGGATTTACTGGTAGTATGGGTATACTAGGTTATGATGGTAGTGTTGGTGCGCAGGGCAATCAAGGCTTCCAGGGCAATCAAGGCTTCCAGGGATATCAAGGAGCCAATGGTGCTCAAGGTGCTCAGGGACGTCAAGGCTATCAAGGAGCAACTGGTTTTCAAGGTTTTCAAGGCTATCAAGGTGAAGGCGTCCAGGGCAGTCAAGGAGCACAGGGATTTCGTGGATTTCCAGGCGAAGGGGTGCAAGGCAATCAAGGTGCCCAAGGCAATCAAGGCTTCCAAGGAAATCAAGGTTTCCAGGGATACCAAGGTAATCAAGGCACTCAAGGCACTCAAGG